ACCAGACGCATCCGCTGTCTTCTGCCGATACTCAAGCATGTCATCACGCGAAACCAGCTCAAGGCGATACGTGTTGCCGGACGTAATGCTGAACCTGACAGTTTCCATCCAGTCCGTAGGCATCTGCACGTATCTGCTATCAAGCGTGGCATCTGCGCGCTCGATCATCTTGTAATGCCGCAAGTCACGATTGATGCCAGCCTCTGCCAGCGAAATAAAATCAGGGATGACAGACGTCAGATCATCGCGGTTTAGCCAGCTGGCTATCGACGTCTTTAGATCCGTGTATGTTGTTATGGGCATTGTGTTGCCTTTATCACTGTGTTAACATTCACCTTTAAATGGGAGAATAGCATGATTGACGTAGACTTAGCTAGAGAGCTGATCGTTTTAAAAGCCAAAGACCTTGGCTTGGAAGACGAAAAACTTGACCAGATGGACGAACTGGTGTGCGAGCTTTTAGGCGTTGAAGACGCAGACCCGCTCATCTTTCCATCCTAGACAAGTAATCTAATATACCCTCAAGCACTTCCGGCGTTATTTGCTGCGCTGGCATAATGGTTTTAATTGCATGCGTTTTGTGCGCTTCATTTAACGCCTGACCGCTTTTGGTTGTTTTGCCTTCCATCGCGTCATACACGTTGCGGAACAATAGGCCTTGCGGAACAGGTGGAAGAGATCCAGCATAATCACCGGCGATCTGTGTGTTATACGTTGAGTGCGGAACGTTAGCGCGTGGCAAGTTGCCCTTTGGCTCGTTGTACATAAGCGGCGCAGACGCATCTATCTTTGCGGCTCCAAGGCCAAACATGCCAGCGGGCATATCTCTTTGCGTTGGGTCGGTTACGCTGTAACGCGCCTCCGCTGGGCTTGGAAATCCTTGCTCCTGCATGGGCGCGCTTTCCATAAGTCGTATAAATGATTTACGTTTCGGCGACGATGTTGACGTAACCCATTCGCGCAGCTTTGGCGAAAGAACGCCGACAAAGTCGGGATCTATTGCACGCATAACCTTATCAAACTCTTTAGCTGACTTCTTGGTTATCTTTGCGCCCTTCACAAGCTCGGCCATTGCAGCGCCAGTAAATGTGGCAAAGTCATTAGCGTCTGGAGACATGCTGCCCGTAAGGCCAAATATATCTGCGCCTTTAAAGTCGCGTGACGCTTTTTCCGCTTCACTTTCAATGCGCTTGATAATGTTTTGGTTTGACGCCCAAATAGCGCGGTCTTGCTGGGCCGCTGGGCCGCGCATGAAATCAACGCCGCCTTCTGTATATACCGGCTCGTCAAATTTTAAATCGTTTACGCCTTCAACTAACAAGCCGCGTGCTGTGCGATCACCGTAAAACGGCAAAACAACTTTGCCTTCCATGTCTTCCCATGACATTGGCTGGCGCGGCAAGTTTTCGCCAGTGTCCGACATCTGCACGTCAGTGTCCGAAAGATAGCCGCGCATTTTTGGCTTCTGATAGCCAAACGGATCAAGCTCTTCTTTTTTTATTCTAGACACACCACTTCGCAAAGCATCCGCTGGAGCAGTCGCCGCAAGAGATCCCGCGCTAACCAACCCCGCCGTGCCAAGCGCTTCGTTTATCATGTCTTCCTGCGGGATCGTGCCGCGATATGCGGAGATAGGCGCGTCAACGGCTTTAGCAGCGGGCGTAAGCAGCCCCGCAAGCATGTTTCCAATACCTTCATACCGCAGCGTGTCGGTGCCGTACACTGGCTCCTTTGACAGCAGCCCGCCAAACACGGGGCGGCGACCTTCCGCAGCCAGCTCGCTCTGCTGCTGGCGTGCCATATCATACAGCGCAGAAAAGATGCTCTGCTCTTCGCGTAGGCGTCTTAACTCTTCAGCGGTCGCCATATCAACAATCCCACGCGCGGCGCGACCAGTAATTCGCGCTCAGCTTGCTACTCTTGCCCTTGATGCCGCCGGAGCGTGCGCAGTAGGACGATTTTCGCTTCGGCTGATCCCTCTTGATAGACATGTTGGGATCGCCAAAGTTAACCTTCTTCACCGTGTCGCCCTCAACCGCCAACACTTCAAACTTCTTCGGCCCGCCGCGTCGCGGCTTATTCACCGCCGTAAACCCGTGACGCTTCTTCGCGGATGCGATTTTCTCTGCCTTCGTGCGGGGCATTACGCGGTTTTCTTCTTCGCGGTTTTCGCTGACTTCTTAAACGCCTTCGCGGTAGGCGCGCCCTTGCTGCCCGCCTTGCGCATCTTCTCGCCAGATCCAGCAGCAATGCGCTTACGCTTTGCGTGGATGTTGGCATATAAACCCTTAGCCATCTAAGCTCCTTCGCCCCACTGGACGCATTTATAATCCGTTGCGCGATATGCAGGAAACATCTGCTGCGCGTATTTCAGCCCGCTCGGTATGGACTGTATGCATTGGCTCTCGCTCTGCATCACAGGGCTGCCAAACGAAAAGCATTTACCTTCGACGCTGCAAAGCAGAAGCAGCGCCGTCCACATCACTTCTTGGCTTTTTTCTTAGCCGTAGGGGGCAATTCATTTGCGTGATAAACGTACTTGCTGCCCGCCGTATGACGTGCGCCAGACATTAAACGACCCCTCGCATCCTTATGCGTAGCGCCCTTATGCTCGGTGCCGTCACGAAAATAATGTTTCTGACCCTTCGCCATTACTTTTTCTTGCCGCCCTTCTTGCCGCCTTTTTTCATACCGCCAGATTTTGAGCCGTAAGTCATATCGTAACCTCCGTTATATCTTCCAGCATAATAACATTAAAACGCCAAAAAGAAACCCCGCGCGCGCAATGGGAGGAACGCGGCGGGGCCAAGTTGCGCGAGACAGGGAGGAAACTCGCTTGAGACATAGATAGCGCGAGCAATAACGCTTGTCCATGTGTGGTTAGAGTAAACTTTTTTCAGAAAAATGCAAATAGCTGCATTTAGGGGGTTGTACCTATGTTAACATTGTGTTAACTTAAGGTATAAATCAACAGGGGCTGCGGCCCCGCAACGCTCGGGAGGGCAACATGACTAACTCAAACTTCACATACAACGACGGTGGCCGCGAGGCCGCAGGCTACAAAGGCAAAGCGGGCGACTGCGTCTGCCGCGCCATCGCAATCGCAGCCGACTTGCCATACCAGCAAGTTTACGACCGCCTCGCAGAAGGCAACGCCACGCAGCGCGCGTCTAGCCGCACCGCCAAGCGTTCGCGCTCAGCGCGCAACGGCATCTATACCACACGCAAGTGGTTCAAGGATTACATGCTTGAGCTTGGCTTCGTCTGGACAGCCACCATGCAAATCGGCAGCGGCTGCAACACCCACCTCAAGGCCGACGAATTGCCGTCAGGCCGACTGGTCTGCAACGTGTCGCGCCACGCAGTTGCCGTGATCGACGGCGTCATCCACGACACGCACGACTGCTCGCGGGGCGGCAAACGCTGCGTCTACGGCTACTGGCGATTGCCCTAAGCAATCCCCTGCAAATTGCGCTTGAGCGCACCACGCCAACGTGACATCGGCCCGCTCAGGGCCGTTGCCGCGTCTGACGCCATCGTCAGGCACACGGCGTCAGCAAGATCCGGCGAGCGCAGGCCACGCTTGCGCATGGCGTCCTTGCTCTCGGCAGCCATCTTCCCAGAAGACGTGAACGCGTAGCGAATGCCAGTAAGATCAGCAAGCAGCTCGTCGTCGTTGGGCAGCTTGCACGAACGATCCTCCAGCCACGCCTTGCACTTAAACCACAGCTCCGTGCGCAAGTTGTTATACGTCTCCTTCATCGACGGTGCCTCGGCCACGTTCACGCCGCGCACGGGTGCGCCAAGCTCGTGCATCCGATCCACGACGCCCGACCCTATGCCAATACTATCCACAAGGATCTCGCTGGGCTGCTGCGACGGGGGCAGCGCATCGTATTCAGCCATCACGCGGCCAACGGTCTGCATCAGATCAAGCCCGCGCCACGACTTGATCTCCGTAATCACGCTGCCCTCGCGCTTGCAGAACGCGGTGCGGTCGGTGCCAAAGCGCGCAGGATCAATCGCCCACACGGCGCGCGTGTTGGGAGCAACCTCGATGTCGCGCTTCATCGCGGCCTCGGCCAAGTGGTACGGCACAATCGTGTCATCGTCAGCCAGCGGAAACTCGCCAAGCACGCGGATGCGGAAGGCGTTGCTCTCCTCCCCGTAGCGCATTCGCATCTCGTCAACGAACTCGTCGCTGACAAGCGGGCTGTCAACGCATGACCAGCGTCGCGTCCACCAGCTATTCGCCATGCGCGTCTGGCTCTCGTAAAACGTGCCAGAGCTACGCGTGGGGTTGCTCAGCAGCACCGTGGTGGCGCTGTGGCCCGACATGCTGCCCGCAGCAGCCTCAAACACCTTCTCAGGCACACCTGACGCCTCGTCAATGACCAGCAGCACATGCTCACTATGCACGCCGGCGAGCGCCTCCGGCGTTTCGGCGCGCGACGTGCGGGCCGATATAAACGCCTCGGACGCGGCAGCGGTAAGCTCAACGCGGTCGGACTTCACCGTAACCATGTCCTTCAGATTAGGCGGCAGCTCGTTGATCCACCGCTTCATCTCCGCGAACAACGCGTCAAAGAGCTGGCCAGATGTAGGCGCGGTTACGACAACCTTATTCGGAAAGCGCAGAAACAGAAACCACAGCATCGCCCAGCTGGCAGACGTGGACTTGCCGGTGCCATGCCCCGAGCGCACGCTGATCTTGCGCTCGCCGGACGCAATGGCCGCCAGAAACTCGGCCTGATATGGCAGCGGGGATGCGCCAAGCACCTCGCGCACAAAGCGCACAGGGTCATCGTAATACTCGACAACGAAGTCATCAAACGGGTTGGCTTCACTCATCAGACACCTCCACATATTCCGCGTCAATCGTGGCGGCTTCGGCGTCGCTGTTCACGCGCTTCATGTCGGCGCTAAACTTGCGCAGCGCATCCAAGTGCAGATCCCCAATGGAAAGCGTGACGCTATTCTGCGGGCGCGTGCCGTAGCGCTCCTGATTCATCGAGCCAGCCATGAACTTGCGCCACTGCACCTTCTCGCGCGTGGCGGCGATCTCCGTCGGGCTGCTGGCACCGCTCAACCCGTCAACCATCTCCAAGCCCTGCTCCACCAGCGCATCCGCCGCCTCGCCGCGAGCCTTGCCAAGCGCAGCCGCATACTCAGGCACGCTGTTCAGGCTCCTGCTAACATAACTGCGCGTGCAGCCGTATTGGCGTGCCAACTCGGCGACGGTGACGCCGGACGCGATCTGGTCAAACAGCCAATCTGCGCCGCCGTTGGAGGCGACCTCCGTCAATATGCGCTTGCGTAACGCCTTGCCTGCCATTGCGTTTCTCCTTGTACGCGGGAAATTTTAGCGCGGGGCCATGGGTATGGCAAGCGCGTAGGGGGTGCGGGGGTGCGGGGGTGCGTGCGCTTTTCTATACACACACGCCCCCGTCGAAGCGCGAAGTGGGGGGGGGTAAACCTGACCAGACGGTCAGGATCTGCAGCTGGAATCGCATAATCGTTATTATGTTAAATTTATTATGTAACGATATCAGCATGTTAGCGTTTTACACCTATCTATGGTTGTATCGCTGGCGATATTGCTGCGCTGCGACATCGAAATATTTGACCATTTGGTCAAAAAAGCGTATTCGCGCGCGGGCGTCTGAGCGTCGGCGTGTCTGCCGCAGAGGCTAAACACGCCCTCACGCTCGTTTTAACCACCGCTGAAGCGGCATAACGATGAAGCAGCTGGTCACCCCCCTGTAAACCTCGATTGGCTCCTCCAGCGGCTTCCCAGCGTCTCTGAGCAACTTGCACAGCTCCCGCACGATAAATCCGTTGCCAACGACCTCCAAGCCCTCACACCTCGCGCGCTGCATCTTATCGTATGTACCGCCGAAGCGGTCATAACTCCGCACGGTGTCCAGCTCAATCCTCGCCATGCCCCGCCTCCAATTCGCCCGCTATCGCAGCGTAACCGCACACGTCCACCCAGTTGTCCGAGTGATCGCTTGAGCGCGACCGCGATACCTTGAGCAGCACCATCATCGCCGCCACGTCCACCTCCGTCACGTCCACGCCGAGATACGCTGACCACATTCCAGCGATGGTCGCGTGCGACGCCTTTGCGGAGCCATACGTCCGCTGCCTGTCGCCCGTGATAAGATCACCCGCCGTGCGCAATATGTCTTCCCTCGTCACCATGGTATATCATCCTCTATGCTATCGTTGCCATGTCCATCCACCACACGCGTCACCTTCGCATGTGGAAACGTCTCAAACGCCTTCTGCAAAAACGCCTCGCTGAAATGCTGCTTCAGTATGCACGCGGCATCCTCAAACGAATACACCACCCACTGCGGATACCGCTTCCGCAGCTCCGCGCATCCCTGCCTTGCGAAGCACACGATCTTCCCGCCATCCAGCTCCACGCACCACGCGTGCGGCGACAGCGGCTTATGCCCCGCGCCCTCCGCTTCCGCTTCCATGCGCTTCCACCCCGCCATGAGCTGCGTGGCGATCTTGTTCGTCCTAACGACGTCACGCTCCACGACCGCCTGCTTCAGCGCCTCGTATGCCGCCTCGAACTTGCCCGCCAGATCCGGCGTGACCAGCGACGGCAGCGTATCACCCCACCGCTCCGTCATTTCCCGCGCCACCCGATCCAGCGGCTCCAGCTGACCCCAGACTGCCGCCGGTATAGGCTCCGTCCTTTCGCCAACCGTGAACGTTCCCCTTGCCGCTATCTGCTTTGCCGTAGGCCCACGCCCTTTCCGCTTAACCATGACCATGCCCCCTACGCATCCCCATCAAATCAATCTCCGCACCTTGAATAAATACGCCCGCACTTCTCTCCGCACCTTGCATATATATATGCAAGTGGTGCGGCGGAAGATTTCTTGCCGTATTTACCGCACCCTCGGCACCACGCCGCACCATAAGTGCGGTAAGTGCGGAACGTGCGGAAACGCCCCCGACGACGCTCATAGCTTGGCCTTCACTTCGACCACATACACACGCAAATCTGGCCGCTCTTCCTTCATGTAACTAGCCACTTCTTCAGCGTCTGCTTGATCCGCATAAACGCCATCCGCGAACACTGGCTTCAGCACCCCGATGTCGCCTTCCTTCCGCTTGGCGTTCACGTCAACGGCTAGCGCCATATAGTTTAGCTTGCTCATACCCCTGCCTCCTCTCCGGTTATCCATTCACCCACCACCACGCACGGCACATCCCTGCCGTCACGCTTGCTTGGCGCAGACGTCTTGCGCAGCACGCCGTTCTCGATCCACTTGCCCACGATTGCCTTGGCCTTCGCCTTCTCGTGGCGCTTCTCCAAGTCCAGCCCCAGCACGTCTGCCACCGTGACGCCGACCCACGTCTTGGCCTGCACGTTTGCGCGGAGCGGCTCGCCCTGCGTTTCCGCTTCGCCCACCGCGCGCTGCACCTTCATCGCGTCGCGCGCCGACACGCCGTCAAATAGATCCGGCATCGCATATTCCGTAGCCACGCCGACATATTCCATGTTTGGCAGCTGCACGCCCACCATGCGCCGGTACACCGCCTTCGCTGCTGGCGGTGCCAAGTTTGCCTTGCCGTCATCCACGCGGAATATGCCGAGGCTCTCCGCTTCGCTCACGCCGAGCTTCTGCGCGTCTTCGGCGCTGATCTTGTTAATGACCCGCGCCGCACGCGCCGCCCCGATCAGCGACCCCGCGCCCCTGACGCTGTCTATGGTTGCCTCGTCGCCGTTGCCCTTGCGGATGTGATGCACCAGCGCCACGGCGCAGTCTGTTTCGTCGCAGACGCTACGCACGGCACCGACGGCTGCATTCATGGCCACGTTGTCGTTCTCGTTGATCTGGTTCGCGCCGACCCACGGGTCGATCATCACCATGCCGATATCGTTCTCCTTGATCTTGGCCGCCATGTAGTCAAGCATCTCGTCGTTGACCTCGATCCCGTCGCGCCCTTGGTTGGCGAACACCATGTTGAGGCTCCTGCCTGCGTCGAGGAACAAGCGCCCCCGTATTTCATCGGCGGTGATGCCGTAGTGCAGCATCGCCGCCGCAAGGCGTCTCTGCATCTCCTCCAGCGGGTCTTCAAGGTTGATGATCCACACCTTGCACGGCTCGTGTATGGCCTCGCCCAGCAGCGGCTTGCCTGTGCCGATTGCGAGCGATTCCACAATTTGCAGAGACGTCTTCCCGACGCCGCCCGCCGAGGCAAGCACG